GCTGAGACTCAGCAGCACCAGTATCGGCATCTACGTTCAGGGTGAGGTTTTTCTTGCCCGTGATCCGGTTGATTTTCCGGCGTGCTTTGCTGGTATCCGCATCAACAGTAATGGATAATGATTCAGCGTATTCCGCCAGCTCTGCTTTGACTTGTTCACGGAACTGGTCGAAATCCGGCAGTATCTCTACACCAAAGGTAGCAGTGATTCTTTCAAGTTCGGCGCGAAGACGACGGGCGAAACCTGCAAGGTTAGGTCTAATCTCTACCTTGGCGACGCCGGCGGTGTATTCAGCCATGATGGTCTCACCCCCCGTCGTCGTATCTAGCCCCTACTAGCTGGCTTAAAATATGGTCACGTTTAGCGTTCAGCCGGGTTTTGCCCAAACGTTCCCTGGCGGTTTCGGGATAAGGAGCAGGATCAAGCCCCACCTGGCCTTGACTGCCCACCGCCACTAGCTGGATGAGGCGATTTTCGATTACTGCTAGCTGTTCCCGGATCGGATCCCACTCACGCAACCCTGGTCGATGGGCCGCATCATGGTCTTGATGTTCCATGGCGTACTGGGCGATATCATCGTCATCAATGACAGACGCCCAGTAGTGGGATCCTTGAGGTAACTGTTCTACCAGTTCGAGGAACGTTCGCCAGTCTCGCACTCCAATAAACCAGTCATCAATATCAATGTTGAGATATCGGTGGAAATCCCACCGTAGTTCTTTGCCCCGATGGTTAATCAGAGCAATAATGTAGAAAAATCGGTGATCTTTTCTACCAGGCCTTTGCCGTAGAAATGCTCAAAGTAGGCGACGATCACACCAAGGGCGATCATTTCGGCGTCTTCGGCATCATTGATGGCCATGATGAACCGGTTCAAATTATCCTTGAAGATCAGCCGTAAAACGTCGATACTGCTGAGCTGATCGGGGTCTTTTAAGATTTGTTCCAACCGTAGGCGATCCACGTAGGTGGGGGCTTGGATTTTTATTGCCGGGTCAAACCCGTAGTCTGCTCCCAGCACAAACGGCTTCCGGGTAAGTACCGTCCGCCGATTGCGGTTTTTTACTTCCTTAATGGGAAGGGCTTGGGCACGTTTACGGAATCGTTCGAATTGATCTTCTTCCAATTCCGTTTCTTCGTCAGGGTAGCTATCTACCTCGAAATTGGTGTCGTCTGCAGCGTCATCATAGTCGTCGTAGTCGATAGGGGTCGAGCTGCGCGATGGTTGTCTGCGTGGTTGTCGTTTACGGTTCTGGCTTGCCATGGGTGTTTTCCTTTCCTGGAATATGGATGAGGACAGAGAAGGCCAGGTATTACGCCTGGCCTTCATACTGGTCGATGAGTAGGTTTTACTGCTTTGTGACTTCTACTGTCTTGGGGAAACCACCACCAGTGAGGCCGGTAGCAATCACAGTTGGCTCGGCGGAAACCTTGGTGATAGTAAACCCCGCATCCACGGTGCCGCCGACTGTGGCTTCGTTTTCTCCCGAGGCACGAATAGCTGCCTGAATAGCGGCAGCGGTTGCATTGTGCTCAATGGTAGCGGTCATTTTGCCGTTGATGCTGATCGTGTACGTGCCGCCCGTAGCTCCCTTCACGGAATACTTGAAGCTATCATTCAGCAGTTTTTGGACGCCCGTAACGCCCATCTTCTGGGCTAGCTCAGGGGTGAACCCCGGGCCGGTGATGCCGAACCCAAAGAGCGCGCCATAGGCGGGGTCCTCCTTAGCCGCCAGTGTCAATGGGTACGTCAGCGCATTGGTTTGCGTAACGGATTGTTTGCCACGCTTCTCGACGGTAACCTTCGGGAAAATCCAATACGGGTAGATTTCGTTTTCAGGTTCACCATCATAACCAATGATGATCGAAGAGTATTCTTTCATCTTGGCAGCGCGGCGTTTTTTCGCGTAATACGATCCGTTCTTGTACTCACCAGTGCCCAGATCGTAGTACATTTCTAGCGTGCGGCGGCGGGCTTCTTGCGGGGTGAAGTCGATATTGAAAGTTTCTTCAGTGATGAAATCCCTGCGGCGACCGCGGGAACCGTAGCCTTCAGGACCTTCGACTTTCATGTCTGGGGCAAGATCCACACCGGATTTTTGTTCGATTTCACCAGCAGTCCACCATTCAGAGCCGAGTTCTTTCAGCTTGCCGTTTTCAGTGAGTTCTTCAGGAATCGGTGCCCCGTAGTCAGCGAGAAGAACAACCATGTTGATAGCGGCAAATACTAGACTATCGTCTTTGTCTTTGAGCGTATAGAAATCAGTAGTAGTCACGCTCTACCTACCTTTCTCCCACCATATTAAGCGGGTACAGGAAATCCCCCATTCCTTGCAGTTTGGGGGATGAGGGTTTGAGTTAGGCTATTTTTATCGGGGCCTGCGAATAGCAAACGTGAACAACGCCTTTACATATCGGTCTTCGGGATTTACCCATACCGGCATGGTTGGCCCTTGCACTTCGGACACGTCAATGATGCGTACTGTACGGGAGAACTCTTCCGCCTGATTATCCAGCATCCATGCCCGAATATGCCGCAGCAGATCATTGGAAACATCACGCCGCTTTGATACCACACCAATCTCAATGATTGGTTTATCAACCTGGTCAGCTACTGCTGCAACCCCGCCGATGCGCTGGATCACGATCAATGGATGCTGGCGGATGATTTTTTCGTAGTCCGCAGGAATCCATGTACACACTTGCGGTACGGGATCACACTCCGCAGCAAAGGCATCCAACAGTTCGCAAATAATGTTTTCGGCGTCAGGCCATGGGCGAATCCCTTCCGGGAATTTCATTTTCATCACCTACTTTCTATATTTTCACTGCTTCTACCACTCGGCGTAACGCCCGGTTAGGAGCGATCCTTCGAGGTGGTTTCCTGCGGCGCGGAGGTTTGGGGACCGGCGGGTTTGTCATGTGGCCGAAAAACACCGGCACACCATACGGGCTTTCCACTGATAGCGTAGCCACCCACCGCGGATCTCCCATCGGATAGGGGCGCGCTATTTCCACATCAACGACAGACGATGCCGCTAACCGGCCGGTGTTTTTCGGGGCAGATGATTCATACAGGGCTTGCGCCAAATACCCAGCTTCAAACATGATGGCTTCTACTTCTGGTCCAGTTAGATATCCCTGCATCTTGCATGGCTCAAAATTCATCTACCCCATCACCGCCTCACACAACGCCACCGTCCCCATGGTCACGTTTTCCCTGCGTGGGTGCTCCCACACTTGGATTTCCGTCACTGTTAATGTCCTGTCGAATGGGGTTGTAATGATGTCTTTTGGTTGCAGGTTAGGGGTTTGCCTGCGGAAATACACCGCAGGTTGGGTAGTCACAATCGTTTTATGATCGTGGTCAACCGTAACTCCTGCCCACCCAATCCGTGCGCCTGTAATCTCCCAAGGTGGGGATGGTTCACCGATCGGATCACCGTGCCGGTCTATCTTGGGTGGGCGTCGTACCGTGATCGTGGCCACAGCCGTCACCACCCTTCGGCAGTAATGTTACGGAATTCTCCCACACCAATAGCGTTTTCGATAAGGTCACGTTCTTGACCAGTGAGATAAAAATTTCCCTCACCGTTAGCGAATCGCAGAGTGCTGCTGAATGGGCCACCAGTGTCGGTGATTTCCGAGGCCCCATCATGCGTATCAGCGATAAGCGAGCGCCTCACCATAGCGCAGGACACCATTTTTAGCACGCCTGCTTGATGCTCACTGGGGACATTGGGGATGAGGGGAAACTTCGCCCTCAGCCACACTGCGGCATCTTCCAGCAGCGTATCGACGACCTTATCAGGAAGACCAGGTGGAAACGCTTGCCACCGGTCTTTCAAATCCGCAGCGACTGCATACGACGGCATTAGGCGCCTAATCCGGTGAGCCGCACCATGGCCATGGGGTCAGTCACCACATGCTCTAACACCGCTTTCACCTTGGTCCAGGTCAGGTCACGTGCTTCGTCTCGCCAGGTAGCGGTACTAATTGGTTCTTCCATGCCGATCGTGCCCACTTGCCCTTCGGCAACTAACAGGCCCTCACCTGGGGTGGCCAGTGGGGAGGAAATCACTTCCAACCCCTGTGACTTCAGGAACGCATCCTGGGCGTCGTTGGTGTCAAAAGTGTTAGCAAGCTGCAGTGCGTCATCGGTGTGGAGGACTAGTAGGTTATAGAGGTAACCCATTTGGGTTTTCTCACCGGCGGCTAGGGCCGCGTTGAGCTCTGCCCGGATAGACTTCGCTGCGGTCTGCTTGAGCTTTTCAGTTTTGTTCATGCTGACCCAGCCGGAAGATTCCACCTTGGGAATATAGGACCCGTATTCCTGGATGGCTTTCTTAATGGCAAGCATGCCATTGTTGTCCACATCGAACACCATGGTGTTCGAAATTCGCTGGGCTCGGCGCTGTAATAGCGCCATGTCGTTTCGGGCTTTCGCCTCGTCGGTGATGGAGAATTTACCACCAAGCTTTTTCACCTGGGCCACTTTGGGCTCACCAGGAGTGGCGTCCAGTTCCGGGTATTCGCCACCTGGGGCGATGATACCGGTGTGGTCATCTGCTAACACCTGGTTTTCGGTATTGACTTCGTACAAGATCGCGCCGCCCTGAGCATCACTGTGGCCGAAAAGGCGGTCAGTGAACATCTTCAGTGCGGTGATGTCCGCAATGTATTTAGAGATTCGTGCTGGTTCTTGCAGCATCAAATCCACTGTGATGGCACCGTTGGCTACTGTGGGGGCGGCGCCCGGGTAAAAACCAGAATTTTTCATGTTGTTTCCTTACGTTCGTTTTATAGCAGTGCGATGGTTACGGGCTTGTCCGCACCCGCGGCTTTCGTGAGGGCAATGGCCACAACAGGCCCAGTGCCGGCGGTGGCCGCTTTACCGCCGGCTGCGGTGGAAATCTTAGCGCCAGCAGTGATCGCGCCGGCAGCAATCGCGTCGAGCACATACCCGGCCCGGTAGATGGTTACGTAGTCGTCTTTGGCCACGTCCGCGGCAACTACACCGAATGGGATAGCATCCGCGCCAGCAACATCGACGACCGGGTTCCGGCCGTCCATTTCCCCAGAGACCACGACGAAGCTACCTGCGGGGATCGCCTTTGCGGCTTTAGCAGTAACATCGCTGCCGGGACTGTAGTGCCGTTTAGTCACATTCATAATATTTCTCCTTGATTATCCGGTTTTATTTTTCGGCTCGAAGAGCGGCCGGAATCCACGATTCCGGGTACGCCACATCGTCTACCTGGCTCGGGGTTCCCTGCCCTGATTGCAGCCCTTGCCGAGGGCGTTGCGACGGTGGTGGGGTGCCCTCAGTAGGATCCCCATACAGGGCCTGAAGTCGCTTAGCGCGCTCGGCGATTTCCTCTTTCGTGCCAGTACCTAGAAGCGGCAAATCTTCCGCCTTAATACCATGCGCGGCGGCTACTTCCAACAAGGTGTTTGTTGTCCGCTCCTGCGCTAGCTGCTGTTCCGCAGCCGCTAATTTTTCCTGCATGAGTTGAAGTTCCGTCTTTTTGGAATCCTCATGTTGTTTCCATTTATCAGCCGCGGCCTGCACAGCATCCCGCTCCTGGCGGGTTTCCTCCAATGCCGCCAGTGCCTCTTCCAAGGTCATCTCCGACTGCAGGGCAGCGTCTTGTGATGGTGTTTGGCTGGTATCCGGGGTGGTGTCCTCTAGGCTAGTGTCTTGTTCATCCTGGGGCTCAGCGCTAGTAGCGTCTTGCATAGGTGCCTCCTTTTAGATTGTGTGAAATGCGAATAGTCAGGGTGGTCATGAATAAACCCCACCGGCTTGGTGGGGTTAGTTCATAGGGATGGGGAGCATGGGGTCAATCCTGGTAAACCCTAGTGTTCTGCGGATAAAGCCAATGCCCTTAGGGAGAACATACGTGGTGTACGACACTTTTTCTTCCCCGTTCGGCTGCTCATAGCGGTGGGCTTTGACCTCGAAGTAACTCATATGCCGCTGGTAGGGGGTGTTGCGCATAGCGCCGCGAGGAATCAACACACCTCGGCTACACAGTTCACGGAACAGCCAGTTTTGGCCCACCCCCAGCATCTTCGCTACCACCCCCATGCTGTAGGATCCAGACGCATCAATGAAGCAATCATAGGCGTCTGCTTTGGGCTGCATTTTCTTGTTTGCTGCCTCCAGCGCCAGGCGCTCGGTTTCGGCGTTCAGCAACATTTGTGCCATCTCCAGACGAGTGATCTGGGAAGGATCAAATGCTGGACGGGCGGCAAGCCGACGCTCCATATCGGTAAATGCTTTAACAAGCTGCTTCTTGAACTGACGAACCACCGCAGTGTTACGCATATAGGTCATAAGCAGCATTGCATGCTCACGATTCAGCACGGCAACAGTTGTTGATTTAGCAAATCCTCCTTGAGGAAGCGGTGACCCCTTCCGCGTTTCAAACGCGAGTGGGCCAAACTCTTCAAAATCAGGCTGATTCTTACGAAGCAGCTCTAAAACATTCTTATGCTGAACCTGCGTTCCTTCAGCAATAACAAGTGATGTAGTCGTCAACTCCCCCTCGGGGGTTTGCCGAACGATCATGGTATAGTCATTATTTGGTTCTTGGTTAAACATCAGGAATCATCCTTTCTTATACAAAAACCCGCGTGCCCCTATATGGAGCATGCGGGTTAAAAAATGGTTTAGCGCTCGGACTAAGCAGGCACAGCAGGTAACGGAGTATCTGGCACATAAGTGATTTCTTCACCAGACCGGGGCACGC